CCAAGCAAGCACGCGCCCCCTCGGGGGGCAGCGAATTACACGAAGTGAAGAGCGTGGGGGTCATAGTGATTGCCTCATGTATTCCAGCTTCGCCTGGCGTTGGGATCTGGCCCAGTTGCCACGCAGCGGCACCAGAGAGCCGATGTCGCCGCCCACAATGCGGGCCTCCACCACGGTGCCGGTCCTGGGCAGGGTGAAGTCGAACCAGCCCATGCCGTTGGCATAGAACCAGGTCTCGAAGTCGGCAGCGTTGGCCAGGCTGTCGAAGAACAGCGTCACCGGCACCGTCACCAGCACGTCCGCCTGGGTTCTGCGCTGCTTGGGGATGCCCCGGTCCATCTCCGAGCGCTCCACGATGGGCTTGTGCGATTCGGCTGAGTCTTTCCAGCCGAGCTTGACGTAGGAGGGGAAGGTGGCCATATCAGTTCACCGCCGTGCGCAGGTTGTAGCGGCCTTCCAGGGCCCGGGGCAGCGCGCCTTCACCGGCGCCCACACGGTCGGCCATGCCGGAGTCCACCGCATCCAGGATCAGGCTCATGTCGAAGCCGTTGTTCCCGCTCTGCTGGCGCACGCTGACCTGGCTGCCCGTGTTGTTGATGACCTTCACGTTCTGCACGATGGTGGCGCCGCCGCCCATGCCGGCGCCCAGCGCCCGCATCTGCCCCGGCGTGAAAACCCCTTCGCCTCGCTTGGCGATGATCGGCACCTCGTCCCCCGTGATGCCGCCGCCATGGAAACGCGGCGCACCGTTGAACACGGCCGCGCTGACCGGCCGGCTGAAGGTGGGCCTGCCGCCCACGATGCCGCCCTCGTGGAAGAAAGAGCCGTAGTCGGCGTTGCCGTAATCGCTGCCGGTGCCAAAACCGCCGCTGCTGCTGCTGCCGCCACCACTGAACAGCTTGCTCAGAAACCCCGCCGCCGGACCGGTCATGCCCTGTTGTATCTGGATGCGCAGCAGGTCCGAAGCGATGCTGGTCGCCAGAGACGACATTTCCAGTTTTCCGGTCTTGGCAAACTCGACCAGCGCGTCTTCTGCCGCCTTGAAACCAGACTTAACCGCATTGGCCGTAGCATCGCCAACGCGGGCCGCCGTGGTTTCGTAGTCCCGTAAACCATCCCGGGCGCCGGCCATCATGTCGCGCCGGCGCAGCTCCACCTCGTCCATCAGCCGCAACTGTTCCTTCAGGGCATCGTTGGAAAGGTTGCGCAGCGCAATCTCGCGCTCCATCGCCTCCTGCTCGGTAATGGCGCCCTGGTCCAGCTGGCGCTGCAGGTCCAGCAGCATGCGGTCCAGGGACAATTTTGTATTGCGCGCAGCCGTCAGACGCTGCACCTCCTCGGTGCTGCGGCCAATCAGGCCGATCTGGAATTCATAACCGCGGGTTTGTTCGCCCAGGCTGATCACGTTGGCCGTGAAAGCGTCGTTCGCCGCCTGCTGCGCCTGCTCCTGCCGCTGCAGCTGACGGGTCCACTCCTGAGAAACTTTCAGCGAATTGTTCTTCTCGTCGATCAGCCTCGCAAGGCTCAACGCCTCGGCCCTCTGGGTGGCGCTGAACTTGCCGCTTGACACATCCAGCTGGCGCGTCACCTCTTCCGTCTTACTCATCTGGCCGCTCAGGTTGGCGTACTGAGTGGTCAACCGGTTGATGAAGTTGGCCGCGAAGTCGCTGTTCCCGTCCTTTTTCTTGTCCCGGTCGGCGGCGATCTTGCGTTCTTCTTCCTGGGCACGCTGGCTCCGTCCCTCTACTTGGCGTTTCTCCAGACGCTGGAGTTCCTGGTAGTACGCCTGCTGGTCGAGCAGGTTCTGCCTCAACTCCTCGCGCTGGGCGGCTGTTGTACGGCCCGTCGGCTTGCGTTTTTCAAGGGCCTCCAGCTGGGCCGTGATCGAAGCCACGTTGTCGGTGACTGTCTTTTCCCGGCCTAGCCCAAGCATGGAGTCCCACGTCTTGCTCGCCCAGTCTCCAACACCTTTCCACGCCGTTTCCAGATACCCGAGGTTACGTTTGAGGTCATTCCCCAGGTGCTGATTCAGCGCCGTGCTGGTAACACGCATGGCCTCCTGCGTCTTCCCGGCCTTCTCCAGACTCTCGATGTATTTGTATTGGTCGTAGGTGATGAAGTGGTAGCTCTGGTTGTGCTCGGCCGCCCACTTCGCCACGCCGCCGGCCATGCTGGCAAAGTCCTTGGTCACAGACTCTCGGCTCTGGCCGCTGAAGCGACTCACCAGTTCCACGCCCTTGGCCATCTCGGCCAGGCTTTCCGTGGTCACCCGGCCGCTGGCTACCAACGCCTCCATGGTCTGGCGGGTATTTCCTACGCTTCCGTTCATGCCGGCGGCGGCATCCCGCGCCATCTGGTTGAGCTGTCCGCCCACCAGCCCGGCGTAGTTGCCCGTGAGCAGCATGGCATCGGCCTGGCGTTCGGTTTCCTCCCGCGCCTGGTAAATAGCCGCGCCTAGTGCAATCGCTGCAGCGCCAGCAACACCCAGCGCCGCGCCCATGCCCGTGGCGGCTGCCTGCACGGCCCCAGCCCGCATGGCCATGGTCCCCATGCGCTCGGCCGCGCCGCGCCAGTCGCCCTGGGCCATGTCCTTGCCCAGACCGGCCATCTGCTGACCGGCCCGCTCGCTGGCCAGCCCGGTGCGGGTCAGTTGTTCGCCCAGCTTGCGCATTTCCTCGGCGCTCAGGCGCGTGCCATCCACCAGGCGGCCAGTGCCGTCTGCTTCGATGATGATGCGTACCCGCTGTTCCGTATCAGCCATTCAGCACCTCAAGTGCTGCCATCTCCATCTCCTGGAGCTGGCAGAAAACCCTGTCCGACTTCTTCACCTTCCTGCGCCTCAACACCACGTCGACCCCCTGGTAGTCCATGCCCTCGTAACCGCCCATCACAGAGCGCCGCCATTGGGTCGAGCACAGCATGAAGACCTGCACCACCCCCCAGTTGCAAGGCCAGACCTTGAAGGGCTCCGGCGCTCCGGCCACCGTGCCAGGCGCTGGGGCGCCGGCATCGGCTTCCACCCAGCGCTGGCCGGGTTCGTCCCACTCAAACGCCTGTTCCCAGTTCTCCTGGGAGATACCGGCGCGCTTGCGTTCCTCTTCATCGGCCTGCCTGTCTTGATGCGGCTGCTGCATCCCCTGGCGCACCACCAGCGCCCAATGGCGCGCAGCCTCTGTCAGTTTTTTTCTGCGGCTACCCCTCGGCACACGGCAATCAGCGTTCCCACCACCGACGTGGCCGCGCGCGGCATGGCCAGCAGGCGCTCTCGGTTCTCCTCGCTGAAGACCAGGTTGCTGCCGTCCGGCATGGGGATGGGCTCGAAGCCCAGCACCACACGGCGGGCGATCTCGCGGTCGTTCAGGCCCTCGCCGCCTTTTTCCTTGGAGGCCAGCATCTTCTCCAGCTCCTCCTCGTCCAGGTTGGGGAAGGTCACCACCACTTCGGCCTCGCCGTAATTTCCGTTCAACGGCACGCGCACCTTCACCGGCCAGGTGAAGGTGGCGGGTTGCGCCATCACGAACAGCGCTTCTTTGGCTTCTTTCATTGCAGTCTCCGTTTGTTGTCAGGGTCGCCCGGATCAGGTCAGGGTGATCGTGTAGTGGTCGTTGCCGGCCGTGGTCGGCATCAGCTCCAGGCGGGCCGTGGTGAAGATCACGCCGCGATCCTCGGACTCGGTGAGGTCGGTCAGCTGGGCGCGTGCGCCGGCAAAGGTCCAGATGTTCCCGGCCGTGATGCCGTGCACGACAGACAGCGCCTGGGTGGTGGTGCTCTCCAGCTCGCTGTACAGGTTCTTGACAGCCGCGGTCGGCAGTTCGAACTTCAGGCTCACGAAAGGCCGGCAGTCGCTGGGCACGATGTCCTCGGCCCCGGCCATGTTGCGGTAGGTGTGGCTGCGCCCGCCGTCGATCTCGACGCTGGCAACCTTCAGCGCCGTGCCGCCCAGGGTCACCACCGTGTTGCTCTTGGAGAAGCCCACGGGTTTCAGCACCGTAGGCAGCGTCACGCTGGGCATGGCGGCGTCTGCCGGGGTGCTGTACAGGCCCATCAGCGAGGCCATCATCCGGCCCACCTTGCCTTCACCCAGCGACCACTTGAGGTTGCCGCGCGTGTAGCTCATCTTGCGCAGGAAGCCGTCTTCATTGGCTTCAAAGCTCGCGGCCTCTTCGGCGGTGCTGATCGGGTTGATCACCACGCTGGCGCCGGCGTTCACCGTCACCGCGTGGCCGCAGGCCCGGATCAGGGCCAGCCAGGCGGGCGTGTAGTTGGTGCCCAGCGGCATGCCGCCGCCCACGATGGGCAGCATGAAGCTGCACTCGCGCGTCAGGCTCACCATGAACTTGTCGCGGCTGCCGTAGCCACCGCTGGCGTATTCGAACTCGTCGGTCACGGGCTTGGCCGCCGCGTCCCATTTGAAGTCCACCGCGGCCAGGTAGTCCGTGGCACCGGCCAGCGTGGCCGGCGTGCCGGCGGGGGTCTCGATCTTGAGGCCGATGGCTTTACGTTTGCTTTTCATGCCTGCTCTCCGGTGGGTTGCTGCGGGGCGCCGGCCTCGGCTTCTGCGCCATCAATCTGGCGCATGGTCTGGGTCGACGGGTTGAACTCGAAAACCCCGCCCTGCGTGGGCAGGGGCGGGGCTGCTGCAGCGGCTTGCCCGGCTGCAGCGGTGTCAGGGTTTCTTGGTTTCATCGGTGTGCTCCTTGGCCCGGGTGTTGAACGTGACGCTGATGCCGAACTTGTTCTTCACCACCATCAGCAACAGGTCGGCAAAGCTGGCGCCGCCCATGCCGCTCATGATCGAAAGACCGAGCAGCATGGGAATATCGTTTTTCAGGGTGCTGTAGCCGATCAGGAAGACCACGATCCCCCACATCAGGCTGTGCAACAACGCGCCCATCACCACCCGCGTGGTCACCGAGCCACCGCCGCGCAGGTGCATGGACAGGCCCAGGGCAGAGGCGCCCACCCCGCTGAAAACCAGAAACAGCACCCACCAGGCGATGTCGTCAGCGCCGGCTGTGAGCAATCGTTCGATGCGGGTCATGCCGGTCCTTTCGATCCCAGTTGTTTCATGCTTTCGGCCAGGGCGTCACCGATCTGGCCGCCCTTGGTGTCGCTGCCCTTGCTGCTGCCGAAGAAGTAGCTCACCACCTGCTGGGCGTTGGCCGCCACGTAGCCGATCACCGTGCCGATCAGGGTGGAGACGATGGCCAGGGCGCCGGCATCCAGCTTGGCCTGCCCGGTCATGATCTGGTAGCTGCCCCACAGCACCACGCCCATCAGCACGGCAAAGGTCAGCAGCACGGCAATGCCCAGCCAGAAAACCCGGTCGGCGCTGCCGTGGGTCTTGCGGGCATCCTGTGTGTCCTGCGCGTAGATCCGCACCTCTTCCACCGCCAGACGCGCCATGTCGCTCACGTGGGCAAAGCCCATGGCCTGCATGCGCTCCTGGAAAGCCAGGTCCCGGTCTTTCATGGCCAGCAGCTGCTCGGGCGTGGCATTGGCCACGGCCTGGCCGATGGCCTGTGGGTTGGCCGGCACCTCCACCCCCAGCGCCGCGCTCACCTCGCGCGCGGCCATGGTGATCAGCGCCGGCACGTTGCCCGTGGCGGCGGCCCCTATCCAGGGCAACACCTTGAGCAGCAGGTTTGAAAATTCCATGGATCAGTCCTTCACCAGGTGTTGCGCCATCGGCTGCATGCCGCCCAGCAGCCAGTTCTTGACCTCGAAGGTGGGGCACTCTTTCAGCCACTCCTGCGGCTCCACTACGCCGTCGCCGTCCAGATCCGGGCTCAGATCCCGGTGGCCCACCACGCGCAGCCCGGGGAAGCTGGCCTGCAGCTCGCCCACCAGCTGGCGCAGAGCAGCCCACTGGGCCGCGGTGAAACGCTTCATGCCCACCAGGCACAGGCCGATGCTGCGGGCGTTGCTGCCGCTGACGTGGGCGCCAATCTCCTCCAGTGCGCGGCCGGTGAAGATCTCGCCCTTCAGGTCAACCAGGAAGTGGTAGCCGATGTGCGGCAGGCCGGGGTTGAACAGCCTGGCGGCCTCGGGCCGGCGCTTGAAACCGCGCAGGGCATGGCCTCGGTCGATGTCGTACACGGTGACGTGCTGGCCCTGCGGCGTGGCAGAGCAGTGGATCACCAGGGTGTCGATGGTCCTCATACGCATTCCACCTTGAGGTCCAGCGACAGCCAGGCCACCGGAAAGGACAGCTGCTGGCTCTGCCGGTACCGGCCCGGCTTGATGGCGGTGATCGGGTCGGCGAACTGCTGGCCGGTCCAGCTCAGCAGCTGGGCCAGCAGCTCGAGCTCGGCGTCTTCCGCGTCCTGGCTGGTCTTTTCCTTGCCGTAGATCTGCTTGAAACCCACCACCGTCAGGTCCATGGTGCCCAGCTCGCCTTCGCGCCCGCTCCAGTTGGCGAACTCGCCACCGCCTGTGGAGACGATGCACAGAACGCCGGCCTGCATCCGATCCTTGGTCTCGGCGCCTGGGTCGCACAGCTTGCGCTGCACGTGCCATCCAGGCATGGCGGCGGCCAGGCTGGCCTCCAGGCTCTGGGCGACGAGCAGGTGGCTCATGCAGCACCGCCCCCGGCCTGCAGGCCGCGTGCCACGGCCTCGCGCAAGGCGGTGGCCACGTTGGTGACCCGGGCGTCGAAGGCGCGCTGGGCGTAGGGGTTGGCCTTGATGCCGTGCTTCTTGATCGAAAAGCTCATGCCCTGGTAGATGTCACGCAGGGCTCGTTCGTGGCTCTGGCGCTCTTTCTTGCGCGGCCCGCCGCCGGCCATCTTCTCGATCCAGTCCTGCATGGGCTTGGCGGCCGGGTCGAAATAGGCGGGCAGGCCCTTGCCCGGCTTGCGGCCGGTGTGCACCCAGGTGCCGTAGTCAACCCCCGGGGCAATCACCCGCTGCATGGGGGTGGGGCTCTCCATGTGGATGGAGGTGACCAGCGTGCTCATGAACTTGGGCGCCTCGCGCTGCATGGCGCGGGCCATCAGCTGGCCTTCCTTGTCCAGCGCGGCCACCACCTCGCGCTCCACGGC